GAGTTGGTAAACCCAAAAGGTTGTTGGGGGACACCCTTCAACCGTGCCACCGTTAAGCTCAACGCTAAAAACGAGAATGCTAAAGTCGGGAAAACTGTTCGACTCGTAGGCGATTTGTCAACACCCGCATCACTTAGAGGTGCTTGGATCACCAACTATTTGAAGCAGGCTTTCGCTGCTGAGGTCATTTCATGGAACGGTGGGCATTTTGAGTTTGTCAAAAGCCCAGATCAACAAACCATGGAACGTGTTTTCCGCTTAATGCACAATCCTCCTGGACGCTTTTATTTTGTTTATTTCTCTGATGATTCAACATTGGCAATGCGAGTCGGGAATGAAATCAAGTATTTCAACTTGGACATTTCTAGCTGCGATGCATCACACACAGAGGCTTTATTTATTGCCTTGAAGTATCTAACTCCTACATTGTTACATGAAGACATGCAAAAACTCATCGATCAATGTAAATTACCTGTTAAAATTTTGTCAAATGCACATTTATCACGACCAAAGAGAGTGGTGATCAAGTTCCATTCCGCACGTCTCTACTCAGGCAGCACCTTGACAACCGCGATCAATAACCTCGCATCTGTCTTGATCGGTCTGGCCATCAGTAAATTGACGGTCATCACCGAAGCCACAATCATTGAAGCGGCGGCTAGCGTCGGTTATGTCATCACCGGTGCAAAACCACTCAACAACTTCAATGAAGTGCAGTTCCTGAAACATTCCCCAGTGTTCGACACCCAAGGCCAGATCCGTGCCGTTCTCAATCTTGGAGTCTTGTGTCGAGCCAGTGGCGTATGCAAAGAGGACTTGCCAGGAGTTGGAGACCTTGTCACTCGAGCCAAAGCCTTCCAACGTGGTCTACTGCAAGGGATGTACCCACGTGCACACTTCACCCTCATTGACCGCATGAAAGCCACAATGGGGTCTGGTGAAGCCACCGAAGCCGCTGTAGCTTCCATGGCGCGCAAAGTCGGAGACACAAGCACTGCCGAGAGCTACACTGTGGCAGACGACGAGCTGTATCGGAGGTACCAACTCACTGGTTCGGAAATCGCTGAGCTCAACGATGTGCTCGGAACAGCCACCACTGGACACTGGCTTGCAACCAGCGGGCTCGATAAGATACTGAACCTCGACTACGGACTGAACTGCCGCACCACCACCTATGCACCACTGCTCCCTGATCCAGAACCAGTCTGGGCGTGAACAGTGAATGTTCCACTCATTTTCCTCTTTTTCATACATACGTGCCCC